CCTAGCTCCGTAGCCCAAAAGCATCAAAGAAGCCTTCGTTGTTGGCATTAAAGCCAAACCTATAGATTTACATCTATAAGTTCACGAAGATATGCTTTCCACCGGAAGACTTCCGGGGTCTTTGTGGGGCCTGGCTAGTGGGTGTTAATTCACCTTCTTTCTTTGGTCCCTGCCGTGGCACGCGTCTGTAAAGACCGCGCACCGGTGCCCCTGAAGTATCCAATTGGACTTTACGTCCCATTGGAAGGTTCAGGTTAGGAAATGCTTCTTCTAAGAATGCTCCTGGTCTATCGAGGCTCCCACCTTTTAAAGGGATGGTTACCTTGGGTTTCAGACCTTCCATTCAAGGAAAACTGTCCATGAAACGTTGTAAAAAACGTCGACTGGACATAACTTTCTGATGAGTGGGCATGGAGTCGAGAGCTCATATGAGCTCTTCTCTCCTTGACAGAAGATCGCTAATTATAGCGTTCGTCTGGCCCTGATACCTTAGTAGCCTCTCTTTAGGGTGTTCCCCAAATCACAACTGACTAACCACCTCCCTGATCACAAATCAGGTAGTTGGGGAAGTCAATAGAGACAGGAGTTTAAATGACCCTGGGATAACCTCAGAAAATGAAATACATAGCCGAAGTTGAGACTTAAAACTCAACATCAGTATGTTTCAAGATCTGTGGCAGTTTTGTACGACTTTATCATATTTGGCAGATTCTTCCTTAATAAGGAAGTCCGCCATATATGTACGTACATAACTACTCTCATTTGCTGGATCCGATATTGCACGGGCTTTACCTGGTGGAAACACCACGTTAACCTGGCTATCTAAGATCATTGGCCTTGGGCCAAACAGCACTAAACATCCAAATAAAGAATCACCTGGTTTATAACCAGGTAATCTCTTTAAGATTTCAGGGGCATTAGTTCATCGCTGAAGACCCTTTTTACAGGATTCAGCCAGAGCCAATGCAGAGACTCATCTATCGCGGACCCCGGCCATAATAAGGCCAGGTCCGATAATAGATAAATCTTCCCCGTCAACCGTTCTGACTCGCTTAGCAAATTCGACCATATCTTTCGATATAATCGATTTTGCTAGAGAGATACTAACGCCAAGGCTTTCCATTACGTTTAAGTAATAGTTAGCCATGTGCTCAGGCACAACAACGTCGTCACCCAGAATTGCGTAATCCGTTTCCGGATCATCGCTGTAATGAGATTGGACGATGAAGTGGTGAGTTAGCGCGAGCATCGCTCATGATGAATACGCTCCCATCGGCTGGCCCACAGTGTATTTAACAACACTGTAGCCATACGTGAAAGGCATATCCACTAAGCGACCTCATAGAGTTGCTAGTTGTTCACCAACGAATGTTGAGAGTACATCCACTTGAAGCTCACGCGGCAGCCTGTCGGTTGCAGCGGTGAGATCAAATGAATGGTACGCTCTACCCGTAGCCGGGAGAGCCCATATAGGGCTCAACTGACTAAAGGTACCATCAGTTGGTAAGCGACGTAGAAACTTAAAGATTTCTTTATGCAATGGAAATAGAGCTACTTGGACTCAGTAATTGGTTATACCAATTACACGAGCCTTACCGGCCGTATTATATACGACGGCAAGCTTGGAGACCGAGGATCCTAGAAGGCCTTGATTTTCTTGATCTGCTGGATTCAGACGCTTGAGAAGTCTAAAAAGACCGATCAAGATATCTAAAAACAGTATATCAAGGATATCCGCGGGGTAATCCTCTCAAAATAATGATCAACCTCTCTGATTTCGTCACCGATTAAACAGTGACGTCCTCCTAGAGGTTAGCTTCTCATGGCACCAGAATAAAACTGGTATCATAAGAGAGCCGATCTTTATTACAAGAGCGAAAGCCATAGCGCAAAGGGCCTGCAAGGAGAATCACACCAGAGTCGCATAAGATCTTGTCAATCAAAACCATTTTAAGAGGTTGAGCATATACGTCGGATTCTTAATGATTCCGATAGTATCAGCAAAAACTCCTAAATAGGCTTTTGTATGATTTGGTCCAGCACTCTGTGGGAAAAGCATACTAGATTTCAGAGCAGAGAATCTATAAGAATAAACTCCTGCTAGTCTCAGTAACTTCCGTTTAGCCTTGATAAGACTATCAAGGTTAATAGTCCGATATTTCCCTTGGAAAGCATCTTTGATGCTACTAAGGTCCACATCGGGTCATCACGGAATAATTCTGTGAATACCCAGTATGGTCAAAACAGTGATGTAAAGTCTTCGATCGGATAGCATTCTTTCACGAATGCGTCCGGGTATTATCAATGGGATCCCTGAACGGGACCCAACCGCAACACCTAATTTAGGTGTATACGGTGATGATACCTTCTTAGACACGCAAATGGTATACGCCTCCTTAAGGTAAGAGTAAACGAAACGAAAGTTTCGCCTCCTCCCTTGAGTCAGGTACATCTTTTGGATTCTTTTAAGGAGAATCCTCAAGACCAGTATATCCTCTTCAGGAACGCCCGTTGCCCACGTTAAAATCCTAAATCAAGGATCGAAATCTCGATCCCTCATTCAGGCAGAACGTCTTAAGGACTTTGGAACGTTTAAACTGAAGATATTATTTTTCATTATTTGATAAATAGTATCGGACTCTCCAATAGTAGGAAAGAGCACCTACGCATTGCAGCGATATGCCTTTACGGTTATATATGCCTATTCAGGTAACTATGACCCTATTCGCTATAGATCTGTGATCCGTTCGCGCTCTAGGCGGTTCATAACCGCTTACAAACCTCTAATGGAGTTGACGGGAATGGGGGCCGACAGGTCCCAATTTTCCGTGTTTATACGTTACAAACGTCTCAGACAATCCGAAGATTGTTGCAGTCTACTGCAATAGCTTTATAAGGCTCCAATCACTTGAGAAAGTGATTGTTGTGCAAATCGCCAACATAGTTGGGGAGATGCCAAGCCTGGGGCTCTAAGCGAGGGACTAAGCCAGATTGGGCCCGATAAAGGACCC